CCTTCTGACCAGTTTTTATCAGTTAATCTATCAAAAACAGATTTTTTTGTTATATATTTTTTATTGGTTTTTATATTGGTTTTTAGGGGGGTTATATTTACCCTGTCAACAGGGTCACTATCTACCCTAATTGGGGTACATTTTACACCCGTTACATTTTTACCCTGTATCGTGTATTGATTGTTGTTTCCACCCTTTGAGCGTTTGATCTTTATCCACCCTTCGGCTTCTAAGTGGTCGATATGTTTGCGTACAGTTTTCTTAGTCAAACCTGTCTCAGCCATTATTCGTATCTTAGACGGGTAACACATTAGCTTATTACCATGCAGATACTTCCTAAGATAAGCCGCTATTAGTTTAGAGTTACTAGGCAAGTCTGATTCCCAGACTGCATCAAGCCAGTTAGTGGGAGTCATTAGCTGCCCCTCATAACTTCTAAGCCAATAAAGAACGCCTGAGCGCATATCACTAGCAGATAAAAGCAACCTAACTGAAACGCTAGGATTAATAAAAATGCGCTAGCCTCTAATAATTTATTTATCATATCTTTCTCCTAATACTTGCCAAGCCTTAGCTGCTGTTTGCGCTACTACTCCGTTCCCCAAGAGCCTAAGCCTGTCCACCCTGGAGGGACACCCATCAACCACTCGACCCACGTTGGGTTCAGTTGACCACTCCCCTCTGTTATATATATTTTCATCGCTAAATCTATTTGCCGCCCTTTGTTTATTCTGTTTTGATAATAAGGGTTCGACTTCTTGTGATAAGAGTGCTTTTCCAAACCCGCATTTGGAGTCGGCCAAGATGTAGACTCGCTTTCTCTGGTGCGGTGCGCCGACTTCACGCGCTGAGAATATTCCCCACGTTGCTGAATAACCATCTTCTTCCAAGTCGCTGATGACTGTGGAGAGTCCAAGCGATATGTGTCCTTCGACATTCTCGAAAAAGCATCTATCTGGTCTGATGGTTTTAATATGCTGCCTGATTGTCGGCCACAAGTGTCTTGGATCATCTTCTCCTTTTCGCTGTCCTGCTGCTGAGAACGGCTGGCAAGGATAGCCGCCAGTGATAATGTCAACCGCTCCTCGAAATAAGTGTGCTGGGAAGGTTTTAAGATCCGTCCAAATAGGAGCGGGATCCAGTTCACCCGATTCCATCTTAGCGACCAGGTTCGCAATAGCGAAGGCTTCGATCTCCACATAAGCGATGACTCGATGCTTGACTCCAGCAAGCTCAAGTCCTCTTTCGATTCCACCGTATCCGCTACAAAAGCTAATGACGGTCGGTAATTCTTCGGTAGTACCCACATTAAACTCTCCTTTAGTAAGTTGTTATAGCCCAGATTGCTACAGGTAACGCGAGAAGCATACCACCGATTAAACCGATGAAGGTATCAAACAAGAACATCTCAAACCTAGATATTTCTCTCTTGCTAGTAGCGCAGCCTTTAGAGCCGCGAGTGTCGTATTGATAGCCGTTTTTAAAGTCGCTTGTAATCATTTTATAACCCTCTTTTGGTTGTTGGTAAATAACTAACATTCATAACATTTTATAACTTTTGACCAATCGATTTCTTCTAGCTCTTCTTCGCTAAAATATAAGTGCTTGAAGTATTCGACCGAGCCATCGCTGAAATACACTACAATTTTGTCATTGAATGACACTTCAGGGAATAAATCTCTATATATTGTATCCATTGCTTAACCCTCTTTTAGTTGTGGGGCTTGCGCCCCTTTAAATTAAGATACTTTAATTAATGTTCGCTGGTGTAATTTTTGGATATTATAGCCGCCAGCTAAGATAGTGCGAATATGTACGTTGTGCTCACCTGCTTTAAAATATCCGTTACCTGAGCCGTCGTTAATTTCAATATCAAAGCTAGGTATTTCGTTAATCTCTTTTGCTTTGAGTTTAGATACGATTTTCTCGTTACGGTTTCTAATCATATCTGCTGTAATTTCTTGCATTTCCTTAATAGCATTCTTGGTGCTTTGATTTAAAAGAGCATACATTTTTTTGCTTCCAGCAATTTTGATCATTTCAGCAATTCGGTTACGACCAGCATTTTCTCCAGCATCGTACATAGCATTTTGAGTTTCAATAACAAAATTTCTATTCATCGCAAACATCTTAAGGTCGATGTCTTTAAAAGCGTTTTCGATAATATGTAACATAGCGTAGCCCCTTTGATTAATTGATAGGGTAACTATATACCCTGTTACGCGTTATGTAAAGGTATTTCGTCAAATAGTTTGCTATTATTATAGAATAGTACATAAATCAATCTAGGAGTAGCTATGCAGCAGGTAACAGCCAGCCAAACGGTTAAGCGAGCAGGGTTTGAATCTCTAAAACAAGTGAGCGAAATAACAGGGCAGAGCCATCAGACTCTAGGTAATTGGTATAAGAATAAGCGTAAGTTATTCGATATAGTTATATTGGGTTGCCAGACTCTAGTTGATTCGCAACATCGACAGCACGTTGACCAACTTGGTCAGCATAGCGAGAGTTAAGTAACTCAGCACCAGCTAGGTCGTATTCACCTGCTTCTATGTGAGCTATAGTCTTTTTAAATTGCTTAAACTTAGATAAGCCCATGTTAAATACTAGGTTGATAATCGCTTCTTTGCGTACAGGCGACAGGTTAGCAAACCACTCAAAGTTAGCCCAGCACTGCCCAGCTACGCGAGCAATATCGTTCTCTAGCATATAGGTGGCTTCTTCTTTAGTAATGCCTACATCGTCTAGGTTACGCCCTACGCCGATTGTGAGCTTGCCCGCAGTGCATTGATACGGCTCTAGCTTTAAGCCTTCATGGATTATTAGCTGCTTTGTTAGGCGTGTCTTATCAATCATTTCTTTCTCATCTCCATAAGGCTCTTTGCCCCTCTTACACCAAAGCTGCTGGATATAGCGATAAATAGCAGATATTGATACCACTCAGGCAGCTCCGTTAATGCTTTAAAACTTTCAGATACCCTAGCTACTACCGCCATATCGTCAGCAGCGATAGCGTACCCGATCATAAAAATAGGTATAGACAATATAATTGTCCAGAATTCGTCCTTCCAAGAATTAGCGGAAGCGTCAGCCATCTTAGACTCCCACTCCGCATCGTTCTCGATCACCTGCATCTTAGCTTTATGCTTGGCTTTCTTTTCTTCTGCTTTATTAGCCAGGTGATTGCCCACCAAACCAGCGACAGGTTTAATCAGTGCTTGCCACATTACTTTTTCTTAGCCTTCTTCATTGGCTTTGGCTTTTGCTTTTTAGGCGGTCGCCCTACTTTAGAACCGTATGTACCTTTACCTTTAGGCATTACTCTATCTCCTCTATCTCTGTGTTACTTATGATTAATGTTGTTTTAGCCCATTCCATAGCGCCTACAATCTCACCGTAGGTTAATAGTCCCTGCTCTGCGTATTCATCAATGAGAGCAATTATATCGTTATAGAAGTCATCTGTAGCTGCATTTCGGTAGCTATAGTTATTATGCTTAGTTAAATCTTGTACGTCAGACATTATAACCTCTCAGTTGACCGCCTTACCTCACCCTTCTCTTTATCCAGGACAAGTAAGCACATTGATTGTCCACTTACATAGCCGCTAGAATCGTGCCAAGCATCAGATGGCGGTAGACCTGCAAAGCTCTCGGTTACTGTTTGCCCATAGGTTTCGCGGCTAATTTGCTTACTGTGTATGTGGCCGTGCCAACACATTCTATGCGTGCTTGCCCCCCACTCTTCAGGGTATCTGGCTGCAAAATACTCAGCCATTTTAGCGTGTTTAATAGTGTCACCGTGAGTAACCATAAAGGCTGTTTTGCCGTGTTGGTACACCCAGCATACCGCAGGAGACATCTCTATTGTAACTCTTTTATTATTGCGCCAATAGGCTTGTTGTTGAGCCTTGAGAGCCATAGAGGTAATCGCATCGTGATTTCCGCGACAGTGACGCACTATAACCTTGTTAAAACGCTTTAGAGCCTCCTCTACGATAAAGGACATAACTTCAAGCCCTATCAAGAAAACGTGCTCCAGACGGCCATCAGTGTCCAGTGGAGTGCCTTTAGTGGTCGTTCCTGTGTAAGTATCGGCGTGGTAGTAGTCGCCTAACTGATTAATTACGATTGTGTCGCACTCAGGCGCATTGTTCATTAGGCGCATAAATACTTCTTTGTGGCGACTTGCAGCAATCTTACAGTCGTAATTATCACCAGAAATGTCATCGTGAGCCAGCATACCAAAGTGAGCATCACCGATATTGACTACAGCAAGCTCTTGATCTTTTAGCTTTTTCTTTGGTTTAGGTATATTAGGTGATTTGTTTTTGTGATCTTCTAGGAACTCATCGAGGGCGTTTTTAATGCTTTGTATCTGATCTTCTTGCTTTAGGTTGGTCTTAACCCATTGGGCTTTGACTTGACCATCTTCTGAATAGAGTGTTGAAGTGCCTTTGACTAGGTGAGTGCTTGGGGCGGTGTGAATCATGTCGTGGTTGGGTGAGTAGCCTTGACCTGCTGCCCTTCGTATGACTATGCGCTTGTGTGATTGAACGCAAGACCTTGATACGCCTAGCTTTGCTGCGCTTTTATGCTCTGATACGCCTTCGAGATATAACTTTATTACTTCGCGCTGCTTGTCGGTAGTACAGTAATCTAATAGCTTCTTTTCCATAACTCCCCCCTTGGGATTGCTTAAAGATTATTTCTTTTTAGACTTCTTAGCTATATCTGCGTCAGCTTTTCTAGCTCCGCCTTTCCCTGATACAAAACTATTAACTCTACCCATAGCCCAAGCTGCCATAGGCACATTACGAGAGCCGCCACCTAAGTATGCGCCCTGCCCTCTACGGTAAACCTTCTCTAGCTGGCTAGGAGTGAACTTTGTACCCTCTGCCTTTTTCTTGAGAGTCGCCTTAACGCTTGCGCTTAGTGGTTTTCTTGGCGGAGCTTTTTTTGCTGCCATCTTGAGCTACCCTCGCTTTCTGAATCGCTTTTAAATCAATGAACTCACCAGCAGCATACTTTTTGGCGGTACGTTTAATCTCTGCTGCTTTCTTAGCCTTATTCTTAGCTCCTGACAGGTACTTTTTAGCAACGCCTGTCTTCTTATCCTTTGCTACTTTTCTGAATTTAGCCATTACCACTTAACCTTGTCAGCCCAGAAAGCTGCACTCATCTTACCCTTAGCAATATTCTTAGCGTGTCTGGCTTTAAAAGAAGCTCGTTTAGCTTTATCTGCTGCACTCTCACCTTTTCTTGGCGGCTTAGTATCTGCGCCTTGCTGACCGAATCTAATAAGTTTAGTCTTACTTCCTTCTTTTGCAAGTACGACATGGGACTTGGTAGGGTGGCTAGGAGTACGCTTTGGTTTGTTAAAACCTTCTAAACGATTCTTAGTCAATCTTGG